TGCAATTGAAGCTGATTATGCTAAGTTCCCAACTACCATTGGTAACGCATTACAGCGTATCGCTACACAATGGCAAATCTTGATTGGCACCATGGATCAGGCAAACGGCGCGTCAGCAACAGTAGCGCAATGGTTAGTGACTCTTGCTGACAACATGGATGTAATTGAGACCATACTTAAGGACATTGGCGAGGGATTTATCTGGGTAGGGGATCAGCTTAAGAAGATTGACTCAGCCACAATTCAAGCACTTAAAGAGGCATTAAGTACTGCCTATGAGACTGTAAAGTCTATGGCTAGCACTCTAGGGACTGGAATTGGAAACACTGTAGATCAGTTAAATACACTCCTTGGAGCAATGTTTAATTTTGATAGTGGTATAGATACCGCAACAGATAAAACTAATGGCTTCACCAAAGCTTTACAGGCTCTTAATGTGGTCTTTGGTTTTATCGGTGATGGTTTCGAGACAATTAGTATTGTTTCTAATTTGCTTGCTGGTGTGTTCTATGACGTTGGTGCCGCATGGGAGGGATTTAAGGCTAAACTTAAATGGGGTGATGCTAAAGACCAAGCTATTGCAGACATGGAGGCAATGGCTAATAAAGCCCAAGAATATTATGATCGGGCTTCAAATGGGGCAACAGATTTTAAATCAAGGGGCATAGCGGCCATCCAAGAGATTGGAAAAACTCAGGATCAGAAAAACCAAGAATCCCTACAAAATAACAATGCCACCTTTGCAGAGCTAATAAAACAAGACCAGGTATTCGTTCTAAAGTCCAAGGAATTGGCAGGCGAACGTGCGGCCATCAATGCGCAATTAAATCAGGCTCGTAAGGATGGCAACCAGTCGACCATTGATGCAATCATTCAGAAATCTAATGAACTGGAGGGCCGCGAAAAGGAGCATGCAGCCAATAAAGCCACATTAGATAAGGATATGCTGGCTTCTGCTCAGGACTATGCCGAGGCCGCTATCAAGGCCAATGGCGGTGTCATGGATGGCGTGATGCAGGCCGACCTATTGACTAAGGGCTATATCGTCACCATCGATGAAGCTGGAAAGGTTAGTGTTCAGGCTGGCCAGAGTGCGGAGCAGGCTGCTGAAAGTGCCGCTAAAAAGGAAGAAGCTCTCAAGCTGGCTAAGGAGAATGTTAAAAAGGCTGATGAAGAGTATTTGGCTTATCAGAAACAGGCTGCAGCTGAACGTGCACTCCTGGAACAACAGATTGAACAGGCCAAAAAATCTGGTGATTTAAATGCTTTAGCCTCTGCTCAGGCATCCATTACCGCCATCAATGCCAAAGAGGCTGAGCTGGCCAATAACCGTGATTTACGTATAGCTGAATTAAACAAGGCTAATACTGGATCTGGCCAAGTGGCTGAAACTGCATATTCAAGAGCATCTGCAGCTGCCAAGCTATTTGGTGTGGATCTGGATGTTTCGCTAAACAAGGTTTCTAAGTCTTTTTCTAGTTCTGGAAATGAACTGGATGGGCTTAAGACTAAGTTAGGTGAGGCAGGGTATACCGGTAAACAGGCTGGTGATGTTCTTTATCAGGCATGGGAGGAGTGGCTTAGTAAGGCGAAAAGTCAAGCTGAGATTGATGCGGCAAATGCCAAGATGCGTGAGTTTGAAGCGCAAGGTGTGTTCTCAACCAAGCAGGTTGAACTTGGTATTACTGCAATAAAGAGAGCTACTTCTGAACTACCTGATGCCTTAGATGAAACAGGGAAGGCTTTCGAGCGCCTCGGCATTAAAACCAAGGAGCAACTTCGATTGTCGGCTCAAATGGCTTTAGCGGATTTTGAAACAGTGCGCCAGAGTGGTCAGGCCACCCAAGCTGATTTGCAAAAGGCTTATGAAAAAACAATTCAACTGGCTTATGCCTCGGGTGATGCTCAAAGTATTGCCGCAGCAAACGCCAAGGCTGCTTCACTAGGTTTGTCAATCCAAGTCAGTGAAACCGGCCAAGTTTCAGTAAAAGCCAATAATGCTGTGGAAGAAAGCTTACACCGTGTTCGCAATGCTACAGGAAATGCAGGTGACGGATTTGATGATCTAGGTCGTAGAGGCGTTCAGGCTGGTCGCGATACTGCTGAAGCCTGGGAGGAAGCTCGCAAAGCAACAGAAGCAGCTATGGCTTCTCAGGGCAAGATGAAGGCATCCAAAACCGGAACAACCGCTAAACACGGGCTTTCTGTTGAAGAAATTGAACAGAGACTTAAGGATATTGGTTATGAAGGTGATGCCAAGCAAAAAGCCAAGCAACTTTTTCAGGATGCCGAGCCGGTGGCTGGGGGTTATTACAAATCAGCCTCCAATGAATGGGTGAAGAAAAAGTATGGTACTACTGCTTACGATAACCAGAAGGCTTTAGGTAATGCTATGTATGTTATGGAGCAGATCGAGAAGTTGGAGCAGTATGTAGGTAAAAGTGGTAGATCAGCCGGATTGAATGACTATGCGCCGTCTATTCCTTCTGTTCCTAATACAGCCAACAGTATTAATTCAGACCCAACAACCATAATCCGTTTTGAGTCTAATGGGCAGCAGGTAGAGGCTCAGGTTGATGCAAACCAAGTGGATCCATTGGTGGCAATGCTTGAAAAATTAAAGGTAATAAAGAAATCAACATGAAACTTATTCGCTTAGCAACATCAGAAACCGTCCCATTAGAGGACGGTTTTTTATGGTCTGATGAATTCTCCTGGAAGCCCATCGAACAGACTCAGGCTTATGCAATGGATGGCACTTTGCATATTCAGGAAGGCAAAAAGAAATCTGGTCGGCCTATTACTTTACAGCCGGCGGATCCGCAAATGGGATGGATCAAGCTACGTGAACTGCGGACTGTTTTGGAATGGTCCAAGCTGCAAGGTGAAAATTTTAAACTGCAGTTTGAACAGCCACATGATAGCCGGCAATTCACCGTCAAATTTAACCACCAGGATGGGGCTTTAGAGGCTGCACCGGTGAAAGGGATTCCAGCGGTATCACTGGATGATTATTACAACGTGACCTTACGCTTTACGGAGTTAGACGATGGCGATTGAAACTAAGGATTTAGTAATTTACAAGTCTGAACGCTTGACTGATAACTCGGATGGCGGTGGTAAATATTCTGGTGTTGTAGTGCAGGATGGCATTAGTAATAACCTGTTCAATGATGTATCTGAAATGGATCGAACCATGGGTGATGTGTCCATGCGCAAGGTCTTTCCGGCAGTCACTACCGAAGACACTGACCTATTGATGGGCGCCACAGTATTTGTCTCTGAACTACCAGAAGATCCAAACGTATCGGCATTGCTTTTTAGCACCAAAAACTGGACTGATGAACGCCAGTCTGCTCAGAACCGGCTTGAAAATTATCTAGCCAAAGGCGGTCAGATCGCCGGAACACCACTAGATACCCACTGGAAAGGTATGTCATCACTACAGGTGGCTATGTTTCCTCAGGAAGTAGAGTCTTCAGTAGGTGACACCATTGTGCTGGTCAGCGATGAAGGCAAGGTATTGGAGCGTGAACAGTACGTACGAATCACCAAGGTTGAAACCCGTACTGCCATTATGGTGATTGATAAAGAGAAAATTGAATACAAGGTTGCAACCTACTCACTCAATGATGCACTTGAAGTTGATTTTGTTGGCCTTTCAGCACGCCAGTGGTACAACGGTGAGAAATCCAAGACCATCATCCGCGATACCATTGTTGCTGATACCGGTCTGTATTACTCATCTACAGCACTGGCTTCTGATGCCAATGTTGGTGAATTTACAGTCAATGCCAAAAGTATCTTTGCTCAACTCATTCCATCAGCTCAGACAGAAACACCGATCATTGATGTCAACGCTGCAGGTGAAAGTGTGGTACTGGTGGCGGGTAATGAAGGTACCATCACGGTCAATTATCCGAATATGGTCATTGGGGCCAGTCAAAACCTGTATATCGGCTCAGCTGTGATTCCTTCCAGTATTTCTTTCACGATGCAAGGTCAGCAGATTACCGATCAGGGTGGTTTACTCAAGAATACGCAAGGCACACAAGTTGGCACGATTGATTATCAACGTGGATTAATTCAGTGGACTGCGGCAGCACCGGCTGGAACCGCAAGTCTGAATATTACATTTAAACCAGCAGCTGCACCGAATCAGTATTACCAAAGCCATGCCATTCCGGTAACTCAAAATAATCAAAGTACTAACTGGACTGGAGTGTTAATTCCTATTCCGGCACCTGGTGCACTGTCCATTTCCTACATGTCGCAAGGCAAGTTCTATGAACTTAAAGATGATGGCTCGGGACAGTTAAAAGCTGCCAGTCCGTCTTTTGGTTCGGGCATGATCAATTATGAGACCGGTTCGTGGTTATTGACCACTGGCGCACTGCCGGATGTAGATACGCCGATCCTGCTGAACTGGGGTACACCGATTGTCACCTTCGTAAGATCAAATTTAACCGTGGAAAAAGCTGCATTTGATTTTGATTTAGGTCGACCAGGTGTTTTGCCGGGTATCACGATTAACTGGGCCCTAGAAGGTGAAGAGAAAACAGCAACCTCCAATGCCCAGGGCAAATTTACCGGTGATGCCACCGGTGAAATTAATTATGCCACCGGGATTGGCAAAATCATTCCGAATAAGTTGCCACAGAAAGGCACAGTCTTTTCAGTGATCTATAACTACGGCACTTTACTTGAGCAGACCAAGATGGATGTTACTCCTGTAAATC